AACAAAGAGTAATAGGTCATTGACCTATATTAATTATAAATAGCTTTTTAATATTGAAATATGAATATATCCGAGCTCGATACACGCCAGATTATCTTGGGGAGTTTTTTATATTATGATGGGAGATTTAGACACTCATGGACACAGACATTAACGCTGCGGTATTATTTAACGAAACAACAAATACTGTAACAATAGAATTAAAAAATTTTGCAAATAAAGAAGATGCACTTGAAGCGGCTAGATTTGTAATTGCGGCACTCAACATACCAGAAGTATCTGCGGTAAATGATACTATACACTAATGAAAATAATTAAAATTGCGTACAAGCCAAGACCTCAACAGTTAGAGCTGCACGAAAAACTAAAGCAATACAGATTTGCGGTGTGCGTTATGCATCGTAGGGGTGGTAAAACAGTTTTTGCAATAAACCATTTAATTAAAGAAGCATTAACATCAAAACAAAAGAATTTTCGTGGTGCGTTCTTTTCTCCAACGAGGGTGCAAGCAAAACTAATCGCTTGGGATTATTTAAAAGAATTTTCTAGGGTTATTCCTGGAATGAAGTTTAATGAAACAGAGCTGCGTGCCGATTTTCCTAATGGTGCTAGAATAACATTATTTGGAGCAGAAAATCCTGATGCCAGTCGTGGACAATTTTTTGACTTCGTTGTTTGTGATGAATATGCTCAGATGGATAGCAGAATGTTTGCGGAAGTAATTAGACCAGCTATCAGTGATCGTCTTGGAAAATGTTGTTTTATAGGTACACCACAAGGAATGAACTTGTTTTATGATTTGTTTGAAGAAGCAAAATCATTACCTGATTGGTACACTTGCACATTTAAAGCTAGTGAAACAGGATTAGTACCAAAAGAAGAATTAGAGTCGGCTAGAAAGCTGATGACGGAGGACCAATACCAACAAGAATTTGAATGTTCTTGGACAGCAAATATATCAGGATCAATTTACGGAAAAATAATTTCTAAAATGGAAGATGATAATAAAATTTCTCATTATCCATATGATCCTGGTTACCCAGTAGATTGTTATTTTGATTTAGGAATAAGTGATCAAACTGTAATTTTATTTGTACAACAAATTGGTCGAGCATTGTTCATTGTTGATTGTTATAGTGATAGCAATAAAAGTCTGGACTTTTATGCCGATTATATTAAGAAAACAGAATACAATATCCGTAATTATGTTTTTCCGCATGATATAGAGCAGCGAGAACTATCAACTGGACATACAAGAAAAGAATATGCCTACTCGATGGGGATGCGACCAATTAAGGTGTGTCCAAAATTATCGATTGAAGATGGTATTCACGCTGGTCAAATATTATTAGCAAAAACCTATATTGATAGGTCTAATTGCAAACCTTTCTTGGATGCGATGAAATGGTATCACAGAAAGTGGATAGATAAACAACGTATATTTTCAAAACCAGTACACGATCATTCCTCGCATTATGCAGATGCGTGGCGAACTTGTGCGGTTGCGATAAGAGAATTAGATTTAGACGAAAACAAACGATTAGAAAAATTTGCACAAGGCACAAACTATAACCCCCTAGATATAAGGAATTAAGACAATGGGATTTTTAGCACCAAAACCACCAGCTCCACCGCCAATACCAGATCCACCTGAATTACCACCAGTAATTAAGGAAAACTTGGATCAAACACAAAAAAATAAAATTCGTGAACTGATGAAAGTAAAAAAACAAGGGTACACGGAAACAATTTTAACTGGAAACCAAGGCGATACAAGTGAAGCTGAAATACAAAAGAAAACATTATTAGGCGGATAGTATGGGAGCTGGAACTGCAACAAAACAAAAAGAAAGCCAAAACAAGTCTAACCAAAATCAATCAAATGAAATTAAAGAAGTTGTTAAAAAAAAATTAGGTCTTGTTGATGGGAAAGCAACAAATTTAACTGGTAAAGATCAGGATATGTATGGTTCAGAAGCATCAAAATTTACTGATGATGCTTTGGTTAAAGATAATATAGTAAAGGTTGGTAGTTATTTTAAAAAAGAAGGTGGTAATTTTATTAGAATTAGCAAAGCAGAAGGAGAAAAGTTATATGCTGCTGGAGATCCAAGTGTAAGTAGATCGGTAATTGGTAATTCTAATGCTTTAAAAATTAAATATGGTTCTTCAAATAGTGCGATGGGAAGTGGCGATCCAACTGGTGCGATGACATCAGTTCCTATTTCTAGTAAAATGTTACAACAACAAAATAAAATAAAAGGAATTACAACTGCTGTATTATCTTTAGCTGCTCCAGCTCCAGTAGGTGCTGTTTTAAGAACAAGTGCAGCAACAAATTTATTAAACGCAAGTCAACCAGATGCAGCATACAAAGATTACAAATTAAATTTTGATGCAAAACAAGAAGGTAAAAAATTTACTCAAACAAGAAATGAATTAGGAATACTAAAACTAGGTTTATCTAAAGGAAAAGACAAACTAGGAGAAATAATAGGTAATTAATATGGATATAAAAGCATTAAGTAGTCAATTTGCACAGTTAAAAGGAAAACGATTAAACTGGGAAAGTCATTGGCAAGAAATTGCTGATTATGTTTTACCTCGTAGAGCTGATGTAAATGTAAAAAGATCAACTGGCGATAAAAGAACGGAATTTATTTTTGATGGTACAGCTCTGCACGCTGCGGAACTATTATCTTCTTCCTTGCATGGTATGTTGACAAATGCAGCTACCCCTTGGTTTAGTATGCGTTTTAAAAACGAAAATCTTGCCATGGATGAGGAAAGTCAGGAATGGTTAGAAGCTAGTACCCAAACAATGTATATTGCTCTTGATAGGTCAAATTTTCAACAAGAAATACATGAATTGTATGTTGATCTTTGTACGTTTGGTACTGCGTGCATGATGATTGAAGAAGATGATGATAAATTTATTCGTTTTTCAACAAGACACATAAAAGAAATTTATATTTCAGAAAATGATAAAGGATATGTAGATAGTATTCATCGTGAATTTAAAATGACAGCAAGAGCTGCCTATCAACGATTTGGCGATAAGCTATCTAAAAGAATTAAAGAAATTGCAGAAAAAAAACCTTATGATGAAGTTACTATAAATCAATGCGTTAAACCTAACGATCAATCTAATCCATATAAAATGGATAATAAATCAATGAAATATGTATCGATTTATTATGATAATGAAGATCAAAAAGTAATTAGTATATCTGGTTTTAATGAGTTTCCTTTTGTTATTCCTAGATGGTTAAAATCATCAAGTGAAGTATATGGTCGTTCTCCAAGTATGACAGCATTACCTGATATTAAAATGCTAAATAAAATGTCAGAAACAACAATTAAAGCTGCACAGAAAATGGTTGATCCACCATTANTNGTACCTGATGATAGTTTTGTTTTACCAGTTAGAACACAGCCAGGGGGATTAAATTATTATAGATCTGGTACAAGAGATAGAATTGAACCATTACAAATTGGNGCAAACACACCAGTTGGTTTAAATTTAGAAGAACAACGAAGAACAGCAATACGACAAGCATACTTTGTGGACCAATTATTAATGTCGCAAGATGTACGAATGACAGCTACAGAAGTTATGCAGCGTAATGAGGAAAAAATGAGATTGTTGTCGCCAGTTTTAGGCAGACTACAAGCAGAAATGTTACAACCTTTAATAACAAGATGCTTTAATATTCTTCTTCGTAAAAATTTATTACCTGAACCACCACAATCGTTACAAGGTCAAGCTGTTGATATTGAGTATGTATCTCCATTAGCAAGATCACAAAAAACTGGGGATGTTCAAGCAATATTACGTTCACTAGAAATTATTTCTCCATTGGCACAAATGATGCCAGTTATGGATTACCTAGATTCAGATAAACTTGTTAAACATATTACTGATGTGTTGGGTGTTCCTAGAAAAATTTTACGATCTGATCAAGAAGTTGCGAGCATACGACAACAACAAGCGGAAGCTCAACAGCAACAAGCACAAATGGATCAAGCATCACAGATGGCGGAAGCTGGAGGAAAGGCAGCACCGCTATTAAAGGAACTTAATGCCTGATAAACAAGAACAAATTATAAAAGAATTACGACAAGCATATCAAATTACCTTTAGCACCAAAGAGGGAGCATTAGTTTTAGCTGATTTAGAAAATAGAACAGGAATACATACTTCAACATTTGATCCTGATCCATATAAAGCAGCAAATTTAGAAGGTATGCGAGCAGTTACTTTGTGGATTAAGACAATGTTAAAACCACAATTAAAGGAGAAAAAGAATGGCTGATGAACAGACAACTGCACCAGAAGTGCAATCTGAACAGACTATAAACGAACAACCGCAAGAAACATCATTTATTGATACCTTGCCAGAAGATATACGAGCAGATGCCTCGTTACAAAATTTTAAAGATGCTGGACAACTAGCAAAAAGTTATGTTCATGCACAACGAATGGTAGGTGCTGATAAAATGCCAGTACCAAATAAAAATTTTACGGAAGATGATTGGAAACAAACATTTTCTAAGTTAGGTGTGCCAGAAACACCTGATGATTATAATATTAATTATACTTTACAAGAAGGAGCAGATCCGCAACCAGTTAAAAACTTTGTTTCTCATGCACATAAATTAGGAATGTTACCCCAACAAGTGCAAGGAATACTAGATTACTATGGGAATTTAGAAAGTCAAGGAAATGAAGAAATGCAAAAACAAGCAGAATTAAATAAACTTAATTCTGAACAAGAATTACGCAAAGAATTTGGTTTAGCTTATGATAAAAAAATTAATCAAGCTAATAATGTTTTTGGTAAATTTTTTGTTGATGATTTAAAAGATGTTAAACTACAAGATGGTAGTGATATATTAAATCATCCTGGCTTTATTAAAGCTCTTAGTAAATTATCTGATAATTTTTCTGAGGATAATTTAGGTGCAGACCAAACAGAGAGTGGTGGATTTACACCTAATGAAGCACAAAAAGAAGTTTCAAAAATCATGGGAGATCTTAAACATCCTTATTGGATTAAAGATCATCCAGGTCATGCTGCTGCTGTTAAAGAAGTAGCTGATTTACAAAACATGATACATCCGAATTTAGAAGGGTAGTGCGAAAGCATCCTTCTTGACCATCTGAATAGTAGAGCAACTAACAGTTGTAAAATGCAGACGAACCTACCTGGTAGATAATTCATCGAAATTTTAACCTTAATTTGAATAGGAGGACAATTATGTCTAATCAAATTACAACAGCTTTTGTACAGCAGTATGGTTCTAATGTACAAATGCTTTCACAACAAATGGGTAGCCGTTTGCGTGAAGCTGTTGATGTGGAATCTATTACTGGAAAAAATGCATATTTTGAACAAGTAGGTTCTGTTGCTGCACAAGTGAGAACTTCTCGCCATGCGTCAACTCCACAAATTGATACTCCTCATAGTAGAAGAAGGGTGTCTTTAGCAGACTACGAGTGGGCGGATCTTATTGATGATGCCGACAAAGTAAGAATGCTAATTGATCCTACTTCGAGCTACGCAAAAGCTGCTGCGGCAGCGATGGGTAGATCTACTGATGATGTAATCATTACAGCTC